TCCTCCATTTGTCCAAAACCCCTGCACGGTTAGGTTGTCTCAAGTTTACTCCCTCGTACATCATCCACGGAGACAATGGCGTGTATGTGTTTTGATAGTAATGTCCAAGGAACAAAATCATCATCAGGGCTCGTGTCAACGCGAATCCTCGCCTCGCTGCTTTGTTGTTTCGCAAGTAGGACATGACCAGATAATCACGGCACATTCCAATTGGTCCTCCCTCCAGAAAATGGGCTGCGACAACGACTGGTTCAAGCCCAATTTGTGCTTCGAGCACCTCTGTTTTGGCCGTCACAAGACCAGCTTGGTGAAGCAAGCTTTCCTCAACCTCCCAGAATGTCATCATCGGGTTGTTGATACCAGCTTTTTGACACGCTTCGTCCATCATCTTCTTCCGTTGTTCAAAAACTGCTTTACCATGGAGAGCCCATTCCACCTGTGCACTTTCAATATTGTCCACTGTTGCCTGTTCATCAGACGGAGAGCTACGAATCCATTTCGGGATCTCATCGATGGTGTTGATGTCAAGTGGTGCTTTCCAGTGAAATCCGTCCAAAACGAATTCACGCTTCAAAAACGAGACTTCTTCCAACGTTCTTCCAAGTTTGATTTCTCCCGTCTTTGCTTCATCTGTGTAGGTCATTCCGATCTGTGCGAAACCCTCTGTGATTGTAAGTTGGTTAAAAACGCCAGATGCCTCATCACTGATGTTTATCACGTTGTCGTCACCGTAAGCCACCATGCTCACGTGCTCATTGAACGATCTCATGTTCTTCCACGGTTTCGGCACCACTAAGAGCCAGACGAGTCTCACAGCAATGGAATTGTAAATGGTGTTTACCATTGCAGTCGCTGGACATCCTGATGGTTGTGAATGGGTCCAATGATAGAGGGTTCCCCGACAAGAATGAATGGAAAACACAATCTCTCTCCAAAGCGTTCGCCTTTCCAATGAATTGTTCGGTCCATACCAGCCGTCAATCACGTCAAAAACACTCCATAGAATCTGCGGGTTCAAACTTCCATCGAAGTTGGAAAAGTCCCCGGCGACCACGGTGCGTCCTTTTCTCTTCAGTTTGCGCGCAATCAGTCCCCAGTCAGGTGAATAAACATTGGTTCCGACAGCACTTTCGTTTTCAATACGAAAATGTGCGCAAGCTGCGAGGAAAGTCAAGAAATACCTGCGGAACAGGACCGTGAAATTTGCAGGCCCCGCCGCAAACACTCTTGTCTTCATCGCATCCACTTTCGCCACAGGGCGCCTCTCATCTTTGAGGGTGTCAATGAACACACAGGGAATTCTCTCTCCCCTCTGTAGTCCTTCGTCCTGCTCACGGAGTTCTTTAGAGAATTTCGGATCCAACCGATAATTGTCGTCGATAATCGCCCTCTTGCTCATGTCCTTGTGATGGTATTTGTAAGGGTGGCCGCTGCTCGTCGATCTCTTGATTGGCGGCGCATAGGGATCCATTTCAATACCTTCCACCGCTTCTTTCATTGTGGTGGGGCGTTTGTCGCCTTCCATCTTCCCGTACATTCGCCTCACATCACTCATGGCGGCCCCCAACATGTCGTTGTCAATGAGAGGAGTAGCCTTGCCAGCTTTCTCCAATCCTTTCATCAATGGATCCACCAGTACTCCTTCACTATTCGGCCCCTCACGCAACTTGCACGGCTTGGTGGTTGGCGGCGGCAGAAACTCCTGGATCACACTTGGCTTGATCGTCGTTTTGGTTGAAGATTTGTCGATGTAAGTTGTTCCGATTTTTGAGAAATTCGATCCGTCAATCATAGCACCAACTTGCGTTTCGAAAACTGCTGGGTCCACGCTCACCTGTGCATCACGATCCAAAGACTGATGTGTGATCATTTCCTTCAGCGTCCTGGCGCACACGGGAGCGGCATGACCGTACGGATGTCCTGTTCGTCCGGCCACGTGAATCCCAAGGATCTTCTTCCTGAAATTTGCGTTGACGGCCACCAACAAGGAACCACAATCACCCTTCTTCATTTCCATCTTGTAACGGAAGCTACGCACCAAATGGTACTTCGCGTTATGCGCGGAATCTTCGTAGTGCAAATCAGTGTCCATGTAGATATGAGCGTATTTGATCATCTGAGCTTTCTCTCCAGCCATAATCATCGCACCTTGAACTCCCATCTCGGGAAATTTCGAAAGTTCTTGATGGTCGCAAACGTGTGGGGAAATGTCTGAATGGTCTCGAATGTGGCTCGGGAACTGGAGCAGCGCCAAGTCGTAATCTGAATTCGCCACCACTGAAATGTCTTCAGCATTCACCACTAATCCTTGAGGATTCATGGCGTTGACCAATTGCAGTTCACCGTGAAGCACTGGCACACAATGCGCCATGGCAAGGGCTGTTCGGCCTTTCAGGAAAGTTATGCGAAACAGTATCTCTCCCCCCGGCCTGCGCACACCGTAAGCATTGTTCAAAACCTTCTTTGCCAGTTCAAAGCTATTGGCGTCCATCTGAGCTTGTGACTCAAGAGTTCCGTTCTCCTCCACCACCTGCGTTTGTGACACAGATCGTTCAACGTGTTTCTTCTTCGTGGTCGTTTTGGCATCTCCTGAAGATCCAAGTTCCACTCGTTTTGTCTTCAATTTTGTGGCGTTGTCCCCGGATCCTCCGAGCTCAACTGTGCGGGCTTTCTTGACTGTGCGGACATCTCCTGACGTCGCGATCTCAATCTCATCTCCAGGCTCGGTATTGCGTCCAGTGGCCATGTACATCAACATCATCCCAATGAGGGGCAAAAGAGCCACAGTTGCTGCCAGTGTTGGGTTATTCTTGACCCACTCACTCACACGTAATGCCCATGAGGTTGCCATCTCCCGCAACTCCTCAAAGTGTAATCGCCTCATCATGGTCTCTTTCCACGACTTGTCCTTGGCTTGATCAACGAAGTACCATGTGAGGCACTTGTACGTTGAAGACCCCTGGATGTCCATTCCAACAGATTTCAGGTCACGCGTCATTGCCACGGCTTCTTGTTCCATGGCCACATTATCCAACATGTTTAGCAACGTGCAATCGTCTCTCTCAGCCAAGGCCTCTTCGATGATTCTCCAACCGTCTTCTCCATACACGTCTTCAACAAGCATTCCAAGAATATCCATTTGATCGTTCATCTTCTTGGTCCAACTCTGGTGCAACCCCTCAATCATTTCTCTCTCGTCTCCTGAAAGGGCTTGAGCCTCCAGTTTCGCCGCGTAATCATCAAACGCTCGAAGGCGCTCCACTGAACTCTCAAGTTGACCGGACAAAATGCTCTGGGCGCAATCTCTGAATTCCTCGTAGGTCCACGGAACATGTTCTTTTCCAACTTTCTTGTGTTGGCTCCAATCAATGTGACCGTCCATTCCTTTGATCCAAAATCGGTAAGGGTCCGTTGAGGATGCTCCACACTTCTCCCTAACCTTATCAGAATCGAGGTAAGAATTTCCATTGATTCTCTTCTGGAACTCTGGAGCGATGACCACTTCAGCATTGATGTGAAACCTCCTCCGAACAGCGTCTCCGCTCACGAGGCTCTCAACTCCCACTCGTTCTTGGTTGGTGGTGTAAATGACCACCTTGGACGTGAAGAAGGTTTTTGCTTTCTCCAACAGGGATGCCATATGCAAAGGGAAACAATTTGTATTTCCCATCTTGATGACCTCCATGAGCTCTGGATTTGGGAGCGAAAGTGAGTCCTTTTGTTGAAATGCATCATCACAAATGACAACGGGTTGACCGTGATAGTTGTCCCAAAACTCCTGGGCTGGCTGTCGGTGGTAGATCTGTGATCGATGATCGAATCTCCCTTCTCGTTTTGGGATGCCTCCCAAGGGCTTATGGAGAAGATCCAAAGCCAGAAATGTGGCCAAACTCGACTTGCCTACGCCTGTTTTCCCATAAAGGTAAACCATGATCGGTTCAATTTTCGGTCCCCCTCTATTCACTCCAGATGATAACACAGTTTCATACTTCTTCCTGAGGTCTTGCATGTAAAAAGCAATCACGCTCACCACTCGACTGCGAAGGGCACTGTCCTGTATCTTCATTGCCTCATTCATTAATTGGTTACCTCGATGGACACTCTGCTCAACCTTCAGACCAGCAGCTATGTCAGAGGTTAGTGAATCAACAAATTTAGCGTCGCAGTAAGAGTCACAGTCTCGTGTCCAATCCTCCATTCCATCAATGATCCTCTTTGCCTCTTCGGCTCCTTCTGGTACTCCTGATATCCATGAGGAGATCTTCGGAGTCAACTTGTCCATCAGGAGAACAACGAATTGCCACATATTCGTAGCTGCCCTGGCCAAGTTTCCAATATCCATCAGAGTCTTCACCTGGCCCCGAGCCAGAGTCAACCCAAAAACAGAAGCGCACAAAAGTTGGCCCACAATTGCGGCAATGGTGGCATGTGAAGTATTGGAAAAAACGCCAGACGCCAAATCATCTCCTCCAGCTTGAGATTCCAACGACCTTGGTTGCAACCACGCGAGAAACTCTGAAATTGCTCCTTGCGGAAGCAAAGCTGATAGCACTCCAGTGCACCACGCCATCATCCCAATCGATGAGTGTCTCAATTCAACCAGGACAATGAGCTGTGCAATAAAGGAAACCATCTTTGACGCGATAGATGAACTCGACACCGAATCGAGAATGTTATTAATTCGTCTCAAGAGTCCATCAACTTCTCCACCAAGGTTAATTTTGACTGGAATGCCAATCTGAGCCTCGCAATCAATGTGATCCTTTATATTGTTATACAACTGCTGAAATCCCTCATCCAATGGGTTGACCACCACTCTCTTTCCAGCAATCTGAAACGAAACACGGGTTCGGGCAGGTTGAGTCTTCACAAACGCGGGCCACATGGGCAAATCCAATTGATGTAACAAAGAGTTTGGTTTCCACCACTCAGTGTTTCTAAGCAAATTGAAAGTCAAACGTCGCCTGTAGTTGTTTTGGCGGCAACGCTGCTTGTACTCGTCAACACTCGCCTGCGCTTCCAGTAGCCCAATTCGGCAAATCTTTTTGTGGTTGCGCAACTTGGTGGCGCTCTTTGTTTGAACGCCACATTCACAAATCCACGGTCCTGTCATGATGCAGTCGTCATGATCTTCGGGTTTACCAGCCCATCCACATTCGCACAGTGCACTGCACGTGCCTTGGGCTTTGGCGTGGTTCCACAAAGCTTGCAAACTTGTGACTCGCAAGCCACACTCGCAAAAGCGAACATTCGTTAATAAATTAATGCTCGCCATCTTGTCAATCTTTAGAAGTTTTGAATTTTCTATGAGTTGAGATAGTCGCTTTGAGTACGCTCGGAAAATATTCGGAATTGAATATTTCATTAGTTTTAGAAAATGGGTCAACAGACTTTTTCGGTAGCCTGGATACCGGGGAGATCTACCTCTTAGTCCCATAGGGTACGACCAGATAATACTACACGTCTCAGTGACTC